TATAATTACACTCGGTAGAAGTACCAAAGATAACACCATTAACATTGGTAATGCCGCAACGGATTCTGATCAAGAGCAAATCATTAATATTGGTAGCGGTACAGGTGAAGGTACTTCTACAGTAAATATTGCATCAAAAACCTCACAGGGTAATCATACAGCAGTTAACATAGGTGGTAATGATAATAGTAGTGGGACAGCAACCGTAGCGATTCGGGGTACTACTACATTTACGGTTGGTGATGTTGACTTTAATGGGAGTGACTTTAATGTAACTCCAGTTTCTGCCGCTAGAGAGATTACTATTGGTAGTAGTGTTCAAGAAGGCACTATCACTCTTGGTAGAAGTACCTCAACCAATACAATTAACATTGGTAATGCTCAGACAGCAGATGGTAAAACCCAAACGATTAATATCGGTGGTAACAACCAGCTTGGTGGCGACACTGTATTAAATTTAGCGGCAAATAATTCCACTGGTTCAGATACAACAGTGACAATCGGTAATAGTAGTTCGAATGGTACACACACTGTTGCGGTTCGTGGTACTACTACTTTCTCGAATGGTGATGTAAACATAGATGATAACCTTGATGTTGAGGGTACGATTAACGGAAAGTACAATACGCTTGTTAATTCCACCGCTAGTGGTTATACAGGAGCGATTTTCAAAAGTCACGCTGGAAAGAAAATAATAAAAACAGGTACTGCTTCTATTACGATAGATGACTTCCAACCAACTGCTGATGATATAGGTAAACATTGGACAATAGTTAATGCAACGACTAACCTATCTGGGAATGTAAATCTTGATTTTGGTGGTCAATATGTGAGACTTATGAATGGTGCATCTGCGGTTGCTAGTCAAGATACATGGATAATTGGTCGAGGCGGTGTTGCAGAACTTGTATGTATTGCTGCAAATGCAAATGGAGGTTCTACTTCAGGTGCCAACTTCATACTATATGGTAATGATATCTCGACATGAGTACTTTAATTGCACTAGAACCAGATAACGATATGATTCCGATGAGTGGTAACTATTTACTCAACCCTACGTTTAATAAAGGCAATTATCCTGTGTGGACGAGTTGGAATGGCATGGTATCGGGTTCTAATTATCAAAATCAAAGGGGTTCTTATGGTAAAGGTATAGCCAATTGGCTTCATTACTCACCCATTTTTAATCAGGGTTGGTCTACCTATGTCGGTAATCAATTTGTAGAAAGAAAACTTAAATATGATAACCCTAGTAACTACATGAATGTCCCATATACCGCAGTCCACGGATTTTATGATGCACCGACAGATAGGGTAATGAAGTTATATGGTGCTGATAATTTACATGAATCGGGTCTCACCGAACAACGAAATAATAGTATGACACGTGCTAGTAGTCTAACTGGGGCTTATGCAGGTTTTTCAGGGACACCCAGAGTGGTAAGCAATACGATAACTACCTCCAGCGGACTTCTTAATTCAAATTCATATTCTGCATATCGCTATTATTTCTGGGCGAGACATGAATGGACACAAGTTGTTTCTGTACCCGATGCTGCGACATCGGTAACGTTTGGTGCAAGAATAAAAATTGCGGAAGATGATAAACTCAAACTATACAATTGGTGTGGAATTTATTGTACTCAGGATGTTTATAATGCATCCCCTCTTGGTATAGGTACACGTTACGTTAATTATTTTGGTATAAAAAACTCCAGTGACTCCTACACTCGACCGACAGGTACACTGACTGGTGATATGGCAGAATACAACTGGAATGGACTACAGAATACGTCCCCACCGTCTGGTCAAAATCACTATTACTTTACTCCGACAACTACTCATGTTACCGAACACGCAATGTTAGATGACGCTGATTTTGACGACTTTAAGAGGGTGGAATACACATTCAACCTCAATTCTGGAACACAAAGGAAGATGGGATTTACTTTATATTTTGCGGAATCAATCGGAAACATGAAACGAGCTAATGGTGATTTGACTGGTGGTTTCCAAGTCTTCGACCCTACTGTGAAGTTTGGTTAATGATAATGAGTTACGAATTATTAAAAAGATGGTTAGACGATTCAAGTTCTGTTACAGGGGAAGAGATTGATCAAGCATACGAATCGTTAATGCAAGAAATACCAATTGGGCCTAATATATGTCTTATGGCAGCTTTGGGTGCGATACAAGACCCCGAAGTTGATGGGGATGATATGATTGGAATTGTTGAAGAAAGAGTAAACAAATATGAACAGGAAATTAATTGGTGATAAATAGAGTTAATGTATATAACAATGTAGATACGTTGTTAAAATAAGGATAAATAAGTATAATGTCAACATATAAACCAACAAATAGTCGAAACGATTTCATAGACTACTGTCTACGTAAACTGGGGCATCCTGTAATTGAAATAAATGTGGATGATGACCAGATCGAAGATCGTGTCAATGATGCACTCAGAATGTTCATGGAATATACTGGTGAGGGTAGTTATCGAATATACCATCCCATAACTATTACCAGTGACATGATTACTGCTGGTAAGATTGATTTCAGTACTGACTTGGGTGGCGCACTCTCGGAATCACATATACTCAGTGTTATTCGTGTATTACCTATCAATAATTCTGCATCTGGTTCTGGTATGTTTGATGTTCAGTATCAAATGCGACTCAATGATATGTATGATCTAACTTCTGGAATGCAGGGTATTCAGTACTTCGAACAGATGCAACAGTATGTGTCACTTCTTGATATGAAACTAAATGGTACTCCGCAGATTCAGTTCGACCGATATGGTGCATCACTAGAAATCTTTGGTGACCTTAATGAAAATGGTGACCTAAAAGAAGGTGACAGGATTCTCATAGAAGCATGGGTCGGTCGTGATGGAGATGGTTCTGGTAAAGTCTGGGACAACACCTTCCTAAAAGAATATGCGACTTCACTTATCAAAGAACAGTGGGGACAGAATCTAATCAAGTTTGATGGAATGACACTGCCAGGCGGTGTGCAGTTGAATGGTAGACAGATATTAGAAGATGCAAAACAAGAAATTGAAGTTACTCGTCAACGACTATATAACGAATACGATACTCCACCAGACTTCTTTGTAGGATAACATAATGGCAACGAACCCATACTTCAAACAAGGTGTTCGTTCTGAACAGACAGTCTATGAGGACATCATAATTGAAGCCCTCAAGATGTATGGACAGGATGTATATTACCTCCCACGAGAAATTGTCAACAAAGATAATGTCTTTCTTGATGACGTACCTTCACGTTTCGGAAACGCATATAAGGTAGAGATGTACATCGAAAACACCGAGGCGTTTGATGGTGAGGGTGACCTGTTCACTAAGTTTGGTATTGAGTTACGTGACCAAGCAAACTTTATTGTTTCAAGAAGAAGATGGAAGTCTCTAGTAGGTAATCGTCTTTCAGAAAATAACTTCCGACCACGTGAAGGCGACTTAATCTATCTAACACTTTCGGAGTCTCTGTTCGAGATTCGTAAGGTAGAAACCGAAACTCCATTCTATCAGTTGAGTAATCTTCCCACATTCAAGATGCAATGCGAGTTGTTCGAATATAATGATGAAGATTTGGATACTGGTATTGATACTATTGATGGTGTTGAAGAAGAGTCGGCATTCCAATACCAGTTAACTTTGGATTCTGCTGGGTCTGGTTATGTGGTTGGTGAAACTGTCAAACAAGTGTTTGGTGATTATGACATGAAGGGTGAGGTGACCGCATTCACACGAGACACCAAGAAAGTTAAAATCGCACACGCTGGTGCAACTGATGGTAAGTTCCACACATTTGCGACAGGTGAGGCACTAATAGGTGTAACTTCGGGTTCAGTAACAACACCGACACTTGTACAAGAGTTACAAGAGATTCAACAGGATGCACAGAATAAAATCTTTGATGATTTCGAGAGTGACTTCCTCGACTTCTCAGAATCAAATCCGTTTGGGGACTTATAATGTTTGGAACATGGTTTTATCATAAGAGAGTAAGAACTGCGGTATCGGTATTCGGCTCGTTGTTCAATAATCTACACGTACTCAGACATAATGGTTCGGGCGAGACTATCTCTCAGGTAAAAGTACCTCTATCCTATGCACCCAAAAGAAACTTCATCTCTCGACTAGAAGAGATGTCTAAGGGTGAGAACGCAGAACGTAGAGTTGCAATGAAACTCCCTCGTATGTCATTTGAGATTACCAATATGGCATATGACCCGACTCGACAGTTACCCAAGGTCAACAACATATCTAAGGCGTCTAATGCGATAACAAAACGTCAAAAGATTTATACTGCAACACCTTACACCATTTCGTTTCAGTTGAACATCTATGCAAAGTCACAGGACGATGCACTACAGATTGTTGAACAGGTTCTCCCATACTTCGCACCTCAGTATACCGCAACCATTAAACCATTTGCGGATATTCCAAGTCTGACCGAAGATGTACCCATCTCGTTGACTGGTAGTGCGTTCTCGGATGACTTCGAAGGTGCGGTCGAACAACGTAGAACTATCATATACACATTAGACTTTGATATGAAAATTGCGTTATATGGGCCTGAAGGTACTGGTGATATTATCCGTGAAGTTCGTAACAACTTCTTTATGATGGAATCAGGATTTAACGACAGTGATGTATATCTAAATACTCAAGTGACCACACTAGACCCAAGTGGGGTATCTGCGGATAGTGACTATGGTTTCTTGACAACTACTCAAGATAGTGATGGAAATGTTGTGGCCAGAACATACGCACTTACTATTAATTCTGGTGATGGTTCTGATTATACATTTGCTAGTGGTCAAAGTGATAGATCAGGAACGATCACGGATTTAACTGACCCAACTATCACCATTAATGCGGGCGATACTTTAGTACTAAATAATCTTACAGGAGGACACGTATTAGAGTATCAAGATGGTTCCAACAATACTATCGCAACCGAAAGTAACACAAACATTTCGTATACGTTTACTACTGTTGGAACATATTACTATGTTTGTACTGCACATCCTTCAACTATGATAGGAACAATTATTGTGAGTATTGTATAATGACTGATAAAAATAATGATAAAAATATCAAGGATGACTACACCACATCTCGTGACACCTACCATGATATAATTGAGAAGGGTAGGGAGAGTATGGACTTGATGATCGAAGTTGCACGTGAGAGTGAACACCCTCGTGCCTTTGAAGTTTTATCTGGTATGATGAAGAACATGGCAGATGTGACTGACAAATTGATGGACTTGAATAAGAAACACAAAGAAATCAATAAGGATGATGATCAACCCAAACAAGTTGGTAATACTACCAACAACCTATTTGTAGGAACAACTACAGACCTACAACGGTTAATTAATGATGAAAAACTAGTGGATAATGTAATAGATGTCGAACCCGAACAAGAATGAATCATACCTTGGCAATATAAATGTCAAACGTGATGGAGTTCAACACAATTTTACCGAAAACGAAGTCAAGGAATACATCAAGTGTTCTAAAGACCCTGTATACTTCTGTAAAAAATATCTCAAAGTAATATCCCTTGATAGTGGACTAGTTCCATTTAGACTATATCCTTATCAAGAGAAGATGTTCGACCACTTCAATAATAACCGATTCTCTATCGTCCTTGCTTGTAGACAGTCTGGTAAATCAATCAGTTCGGTTGGTTACATAATCTGGTATGCTTGTTTTCATAGTGAGAAGACTATTGCGGTTCTTGCAAACAAAGGTGCGACTGCGAGAGAGATGTTGGCACGTGTGACACTCATGTTGGAGAATCTTCCATTCTTTCTTCAGCCTGGGACTAAGGCACTCAACAAAGGTTCGATTGAGTTTAGTAATAACTCTCGTATTATTGCGGCTGCAACTTCTGGTAGTTCTATTCGTGGTATGTCTGTTAACCTACTATTCCTAGACGAGTTTGCGTTTGTTGAACGTGCGAATGAGTTCTATACATCTACCTATCCTGTAGTTTCTGCTGGTAAGGACACGAAGGTAATTATTACGTCTACCGCAAATGGTATCGGTAATACATTCCATAAGATTTGGGAGGGTGCAGTTCAGAAGGTGAATGAGTTTGTCCCCTTTACTGTCAACTGGCATGATGTGCCAGGCAGGGACGAGGAATGGAAAAAACAAACAATTGCGAACACGTCACAACTTCAGTTCGATCAAGAATTTGGTAACACCTTTTTCGGAACAGGTGATACGTTAATCAATGCCGAAACATTATTATCATTTAGAGCATTCAACCCTCAAGAACATCTTGAAGGAGGGGACTTATTAATATATGACCGTCCCAACAAAGAACATGAATATCTTATGATGGTAGACGTATCAAAAGGAAGAGGTCAGGATTATTCTACGTTTAACGTTATCGACATTAGCACGAGACCTTTCAAACAGGTTGCTGTCTATCGCAATAATACTATATCTCCAATACTCTTTCCTAATGTTATATATAAGTACGCAAATCTCTACAATGAAGCATATGTGGTAATTGAGTCTAATGACCAAGGTACTTTGGTGTGTAATGGATTGTACCAAGACTTAGAGTATGAGAATATCCATATGGAATCTGCGATTAAATCAGATCGTATTGGTATTGAGATGAATCGAAAAGTCAAACGACTAGGTTGTTCTGCGATCAAGGATATCCTCGAAACGACCAAACTCGATATTGTTGATGAGAATACTATCCTAGAAATATCAACATTCGTATCAAGAGGACAATCATACGAAGCATCGGATGGTAACCATGATGACCTAATGATGAATCTGGTTATGTTCGGTTACTTTGTATCCTCACAATTTTTTGCGGATATGACTGATATTAATCTGAAAGAAGTAATGTTTGCGAAGAAGATGAAAGAGATAGACGATGATGTGCCACCTGTAGGATTCATAGATGATGGTCTGGATTATGCTGAACAACAAGATAATCAGAGTAATCAGAGTAATCAGGGTTGGCATAGTTTTGAGGGGAATGTGGGTGTCGAAGATTGGTAGTATTCAACTCTCCCCAAACACAGCTTAGATTATACACACAATTACAAGAATTGTCAAGCGTTTTCTATAAATAGTTATTATTATAAATAAAAGTATTGAAAATAAACGTATTATGATAATTTATAATTAGATAAACGAAAAAAAGGATAAAGTTATGGCACTTTTCACACCCTCTGCTTCTCCTGCTGTAACAGTAAAGGAAATTGACCTGACGGGCGTAGTGCCTAATGTTCAAACTTCTACTGGTGCATTTGTAGGGAAGTTCGGTTGGGGGCCCGTTGGCGTAACCACTCTAGTCTCAGATGAGAATGGATTGGTAAGCACCTTTTCAGCACCCGACACAAGTAACACAGTAGATTTCCATTCTGCTGCTTACTTTTTAAGATATTCAAATCAGCTTCATGTAGTACGTGCAACTGATTCTGATGACAGAAACTCATTAGCAAGCAATGCTTATCTGTCCTCTCCAACCCCAAATCAAATTAAAAACTTAGACGCTTTTGAAGCCGCATCACTTGATTCTGCTGATGGTGTATTCCTTGCGAAATACCCAGGCTCATTAGGTAACTCTCTTGGTGTATCTGTTTTCGGTTCATTGACCGATGCTTTAGATAACAGTCAGGCTGGTAAACAAACCGATTTTGACAGTTGGACTTACTCTGATCAGTTTGATGACGTTCCATCAACATCAAAACATATTGAGTCTCTGAATGGTAAGAATGACGAACTTCATATTGTTGTATACGATAACCAAGGTGCAATCACTGGTGTTCAAGGAACTGTACTAGAAACATTCCCATTCCTATCTGTTGCATCTAACGCTAAAAATGCTGATGGTACTTCGAACTACTATAAAGAGGTATTGAAGACACAATCTAAGTGGATTTATGCTGGTATTCCATCTTCATCTGATTCCGATTCAACACATATTCACGCAGAGGCAGACTTTGGTGGTAATCTACTAAATGGTATCGCTCCACAGGATAGTGGCGGAGAATTCTTAGACCTTACATCAAACTGGAATAATTCCGTTAACAACCCAGTAACGACTGTTGACTTTGGTTCTCCAGTTAACCGCACATCACAACAAACTTGGAACTTCGCTAATGGTGTAAGTACTTCTGGTTCTTTAACTACAGGTGATGTTCTGGAAGGATTTGATCACTTCGAAGATGTAGATAACATCGAAGTAGATTTCTTAATCGCTCCATTAGCTGCAACGAACGCAGATGCAAAAACTATCGTAAATGATCTAGTTGCAACTGCTGGTTCGCTTCGTAAAGATTGTGTTGTAGTCGCATCTCCATCTCAGGCTGCAATCACTCTTGGTACTAATGTTGCGGTTATTGCAAACAACAAAGAGTATACCAAATCATCATACTTGATTCAGGATAACAACTTCCTGAAAGTATATGATAAGTATAACGACAACTACATCAATATCCCTGCTGCATCATCGACTGCTGGTCTGATGGCCGCAACAGACTTGGTTGCTGCACCTTGGTTCTCACCCGCTGGTAGTAGACGAGGACGTTATCTTGGCATAACTGATATCTCTCTTTCACCAACAAAATCAGAAAGAGACCAGTTGTATAAGAATGGTATTAACCCAATCGCAAATATCCCAGGCGAAGGAATTATCCTTTATGGTGATAAGACTTCCGAATCAAGACCTTCTGCATTTGATCGTATCAATGTACGTAGATTGTTCCTTGGTATCGAAAGAGCAATTGGTATTGCTGGACGTAACGTGATGTTTGAGTTCAATGACGAGTTTACTCGTGCAGAGTTCGTAAACATTGTTGAACCTTTCTTACGAGAGATTCAAGGTCGAAGAGGTATTACAGACTTCAAAGTAATCTGTGATGAGACCAACAATACTCCTGCTGTTGTTGCCAGAAATGAATTTATTGCATCTATCTTCATCAAACCCGCTCGTTCTATTAACTACGTAACATTGAACTTTGTTGCAGTTAGAACTGGTGTGGACTTTGAAGAAGTAGTTGGCACGGTATAAGGAGAGATAGAAAATGGCTGTATTAGGTGTAGATGACTTTAAGTCAAAATTAAGAGGGGGCGGTGCTCGTCCCAATCTGTTCAAAGCGACAGTTAACTTTCCAGGCTATGCGGGCGGTGATGTAGAACTTACATCCTTCCTGTGTAAAGCTGCACAGTTACCTGCTTCGATTATGAACACGTTCGATGTACCTTTTCGTGGTAGACAGTTGAAAATGGCGGGTGACCGCACATTTGAACCTTGGACTGTAACTATCCTAAACGATACTGATTTCAGCATCCGTAATGCTATGGAACGTTGGATGAATGGTATCAATGGACACCAATCAAATACTGGTTTGACTAATCCTTTGGATTATCAGGCAGATTTGGTTATTGAACAATTAGATAGAGAAGGTAATGCAACTAAGACTTACAATTTCAGAGGATGTTTCCCAACTAACGTTAGTGCAATTGACGTTAACTATGAAACAAACGATGTGATTGAAGAGTTCACGGTTGAGTTCCAAGTCCAGTACTGGGAAAGTGATACCACTAGTTAATCTAGTTATACATAAAAGGGCAGGGGGAGAAATCCCTCTGTCACTTTTATAATAAGGAATTTGAAGGTAAGATATGGCAGATAACGATAATAGCGGTATAAAATTATTTGGTTTCGAACTGAAACGTCAGGAAAAACCAACAAAGGAAAAAGACAAGTTAAGGTCTATTGTTGCTCCCACCGATGATGATGGTGCGGGTTATGTAACAGCGTCTGGT